GAACATATGAACAAAATGTTTATTGAGAATGTCTGGTGTTTCGGACCTGAATCAGACCTGTTCAAGAATTCAAGAGTGGCAACATTAGATGATTTTTTCTAAATATGCTTGACAATGGCAACTAAAAAGAGTATAATACAACTATGTTAATCGTACAAAAAAGACTAAAAACAGAACCAGATGCAGAATGGCACTTTCACGAAATAATGAGTGATTGGTTTCCTGGCGGGTTTCAAAGAGAAACAGATTGGGCATTGAGATACAAAAGAAGAAATGATAACCCAACATACAAACATGAATACAAAGTGGAGTTAAAGACATGAGTGATTTTTTAAAAGATATAATTAAAGAAACAGGCAATGAATATGCAAGTCTAGTATCAGATGGTTCAACAGGCGATGTTGATGACTTTATTGATACAGGTTCGTATATATTCAATGCGTTATTAGGTGGTAGTATTCACAGAGGCCTACCATCAAACAAGATTACTGCAATCGCCGGCGAAAGTGCAACAGGTAAAACCTTCTTTGTGCTTGGCATGTGTAAGAACTTTCTCGACAAGAATCCAGATGGCGGTGTAATATTCTTTGAGAGTGAGTCAGCAATTACAAAAGACTTGATTGAAGAACGAGATATAGATAGTAAACGAATGGTCGTTATGCCCGTTACTACTGTGCAAGAATTCAGACATCAAGCCATTACTGTATTGGACAAATACATTGAACAAAAGAAATCAGAAAGAAAACCAATACTACTTGTCTTAGATTCTTTAGGTATGCTATCTACCACAAAAGAAATGGAAGACACCCAGGCAGGTAAAGAAACAAAAGATATGACAAGGGCACAGATTGTAAAGGCCGCCTTTCGAGTACTCACCTTGAAGTTAGGGAAAGCGAAAGTTCCCCTTATTATAACAAACCATACTTATGATGTGGTGGGCAGTATGTTCCCACAGAAAGAGATGGGTGGTGGGTCAGGATTAAAATATGCCGCCAGTAGCATTGTCTATCTTTCTAAACGCAAAGAAAAAGATGGTACCGAAATCATTGGTAACATCATTCATTGTAAGAACTACAAGTCAAGGCTGACCAAAGAAAACAAAATCGTAGATGTTCGCTTGACTTACGACAAAGGTTTAGATAGATACTATGGTCTATTAGAACTGGCATTGAAACATGGCATATTCAAATCAGTATCTACAAGAGTTGAGTTGCCAGATGGTACTAAGACTTTTGGTAAGACTATAAATAATAATCCCGAAAAGTATTTCACACCAGAGATACTAGAACAGTTAGATGCTGTTTGTGGAAAAGAATTTAAATATGGAGATGCAGTTGAAGAAGTCGAAGAATCAGTACCCGAAACCACATCAAACGACAACGCCTAAACACAACGAAGATTATGTCTTTGTAGAGAAGGAAGGTGAGGACTTTACAGCCCTAAAACTCATTAGTGGCCCATTCGCAAGTATAGTTTATCATTATGGTCATGTAGGATTCGCACCTGAATCTGAATCAGTTAATGGTGCATTGCCCATGAAGTTTGACTATACAGTTATAGAAAATAGAATTGAGGCTGATACAGACAGTCAAGAATTTATTAATCATATTGGCGATGTATTGGTTGTGTTATTAGAAGAACAATTAAAAAATGAAAATAACTAACCTAATACAACAAGGCTCACTATTAACTGTGCCTAATTTTCTAGCCGATTATATAGACTTAGAAAATAAAATTAAAGATTATGAATATGAGGCGACTCATCAACCAAAGTCGGTTCAATATGGTAATAGATTTCAAGCTGCCCCTTGTTGGGAAACTCAGAATCTTAAAATCATTGATAGACCTATGCACAACTCTATCAAAAAACAAATTGAGGAATTAATTGAAGAACCTATAGTTGATTTTCATTGTAGAATAAGATGTACAAAATCTAGTGAACTAAAACTATCACCTCAAGGCAAACGCAGACTTGGTATGGTTCATACTGATGAAGATGAATTTGCAGGAGTGTTACCATTTGACCAATCGTTCACAGGTGGCACAGCATTCTTTTCTCATGCCTGGGATAAAATGCCTGACATAACTCATGGAGCATGGCCGAACAGACTAGTTTTATATAATGGAAAAAGAAATCATACTGCTTGCCATGATTTCACTTTTGAAAACAGATATGTCTTAGTAATATTTTTTAATGTTGCTTGACTTTTTTATTCAGCTGTTGTATAATGTATCAATCAAAAAACAAGAGGGCGTATGAGCGAAAGAATCGAAACAACGGCGATTAGAAATCTGATTCATAACGAAGAATATTGTCGAAAGGTTTTACCTTTTATTAAAGAAGAATACTTCGTAGACAGATTAGAGAAGTTGTTGTTTACAGAGATTTACAAGTTTGTCAACAAGTATAATAATCTACCGACAAAAGAATCTCTATCGATTGAAATCAACACGAACAAAGGTATCACCGAAGATGAGTATAAGAAACTCACAGGCATTATTGCTGAGCTCAATCCAGAACCAATCAACTTAGATTGGCTGGTTGAAACGACAGAAACATGGTGTAAAGACCGTGCGATACATAATGCTATCTTAGGTGGCATTCAGATTATCGATGGCAAAGATAAAGAACATACGCCAGAATATTTGCCAGAGATGTTATCAGAGGCATTATCTGTATCGTTTGACCAGAAAGTTGGTCATGACTATTTACTAGAATCAAAAGAACGATTTGAATATTACAACAAGAAAGAAGAAAGGCTTGAACTTGATTTAGATTTCTTCAATAAGATTACACGAGGTGGTATTCCATCTAAGACTTTGAACATCTGTCTTGCAGGTACTGGTGTTGGTAAGACCATGTTTATGACTCACCTTGCTTCGTCTGTTTTACTGCAAGGTAAAAATGTATTGTACATCACAATGGAGATGGCAGAAGAACGAATCGCAGAACGAGTTGATGCTAATCTATTGAATGTTGGTATGAGTGATTTAGAAGAACTACCATACAAGATGTATGAAACAAAGATTAATAAACTACAAAAGAAAACAACTGGTCAACTCATTGTGAAAGAATATCCAACTGCATCGGCTTCTGTTGCACACTTCAAAAATTTATTGAGTGAGCTTGCAATGAAGAAGTCTTTCAGACCAGATATAGTTTTTGTTGACTACCTAAACATCTGTGCTTCGTCAAGATTTAAGGCAGGCGCTAATGTGAACTCATATACATACATCAAGGCAATCGCAGAAGAACTCAGAGGCCTTGCTGTAGAACAAGATATTCCAATATTCTCTGCAACACAAACTACAAGAAGTGGTTTTGTAAGTAGTGATGTTGGTCTTGAAGATACTTCAGAATCATTTGGTTTGCCTGCAACGGCAGACTTTATGTTTGCGTTAATCTCATCTGAAGAACTAGAAGAAAAGAATCAGATAATGGTTAAACAGTTGAAGAATCGATACAACGACCCAACGATAAATCGAAAGTTTATCATTGGCGTTGACAGGTCTAAGATGCGTTTGTATGATGTAGAACAACATGCTCAGACCGACTTAGTTGATAGTGGTCAAGTTGACACATCAATGACGAGTAAATTCACGCAAAAGATTGGTGAGTTTACAGATTTTAAAATATAACACAGGAGAAATAAATGGCAATCACAATTGATAATGTAGAATATGATGAAACAACTTTAGATGCTTCGGTGAAAAATTCTATTGTACAAGTACAGGCATCAAGCAATGCAATCGCAAAGTTGAAAGCAGAAATTCTTAATCACGAAATTCTAATTCAATCGCACAGTAAAAACATCAAAGATGGTTTACCTGCCGATGATGATGCAGAAGTACCTACTGAAGCTGCTGATGTAGGCTCTCCAGACGAATAATGTTTGGTAATGCACCCGCTGGGCTTGATGGCGTAGATATGCAAATATTTAAAGCCACAAGTCCAAACACAGGAGAAAAATACGAGTTTGACAATAGCGTTCTTGCTGGTGGCGACTGGTCTGGTACTTTTGATAATTATGATGATGCATTTACGCCCGAACAAATTCAAAGTTACTACGACAAAGCTATGGCAATGGAGTGGCAAGATGGTTGGTATTCAACACCCGATATGAAATCGGACAAAAATCGTGTTGGATATAAGCACATCTCACTTGGCGGTAGTGATACTGAACGAATTGATTATGAGATAGAACAAGATTGGGTACAAGAGATTTGGGATAATATTAATCCTGGTCTTAAACTAATCAGACACTATCTAAATGGACATGGACCACACCAATCAGGTGGCATTCATGTTGATGGTTGGACTGGTAATCAATATACTGTAATTGTGTATCTAACTCCTGATATGACTCCAGAAGATGGTGGTTCATTAGAAGTGTGGACACCAAACATTACTGAAGAAATGAAAGCAATTGCTTTCAACACACCATTTGGGTTTGGTCGAGAAAAAGAAACTGATGTTCAAATCAGTAAATCTTATTGGCCTAAACCTGGTCGTTATGTAGTCCTTGATGCAAGACTACCTCATGTCGCAAGGGCAGTCGAGAACGACAAGTTTCGTGTATCATTAGTATTCAAAGGCACAACTCTTGGTGCCCCAAAATCTGACGAAACAGAATTCACAGAAGTGGAATAACGCTTGACATTCTCTCCGTAGTGATGTATTATAGAAATATAAATATTACTACAAGGAGAGAATTATGTCAGCATTTGCATATGATAA